TTTTCAAAACCAGGTAAAAACAAAAAATACATAATGGTAAATATGGATTTCACACAGTCCACTACTCAGCCACAGGGGGAAGCAAAATCTTACTACGCAGGAACTATAAGATGTGCAGTTATGACTCCATCTAACAAAGGAACTGCTGCTGCCTCTGCTGTATCTGATCTACTTATAACAGGTCTTACATCAGTAAATAAGTCAACTTACACCGATACTTTTTCTGTAACTCCAAGAGTAAGTCAGATAAGCGGTCCAACATCTGTTGTAACCGATAACCAAAGTCATTTTATGAGTGTTGTAAATTGCAACTTTACTGCCAATGCCTAAAGATATAAAACATCTGGTAAAAGATATTGAAAATATAGTAATAAAAGGTAAAGCAAATGCAGCATCTAACATACAGTTCTCTCTTCAGTATCGAAGTCCTTACTGGACAGGAACATTCAACGCTGCCTGGAAAGTACAGAAGGGCAGACCTGTAGACCCTGTAAAACCAAGAAAAGAAAATCAAGGATACAGAAGCGGAGTGCGAGCACCAGAAAGAGGACCAATAATTAAAACATCTTTATCCGAAGCCTTATATGTAGGTAACGAAACCGAATACGCTGGATTCGTAATCAATAGAATGAGAAGTTTGGAAACAGCAGGATTAACCAGCGATCAAATATTCGGTAACAATTCAGAGGGAAATCCCCGTGGTGTAGCTCCGATTGAATTTTATGAAGATTTATTTGCTATAAACGCAGATACAAGTCCAATACCAAATAGTCCTGAGTGGTATTACTATTACATAGCAACTGAAGAACTTACAAAAGACATAGATCAGGGATTCACAGCCCAAGGTCTACGATATGTACCAGACTAAAGACACATTTCAGGGTTTAAGTTATACTACAGAAATAGATACATCTTTTTATGCCAACGACAAGAGCAATCGACAAACTAAGGGAAGCCTTTAGTGTCCAAGAACGCAGTAGTTACTCCATGTTTAAAGGAGAAAAACTAATACTCAAGATATTCTGGTCGCCTCTTACGATAGCTGACAGAGATACCATAAACAGTACACTAATAGCTATGAACAAAGGTCAAGATGAAGGAAGCTTAGACTTTGCATTACAGGTTATTGTCACAAAAGCCGAAGATGAATCAGGTGCAAAAATGTTTACAGCGGGTGATCTACCAGCACTAAGAAGGGAAATACCGATGGCAGTGCTTATTGATCTTATGACCAAGATGCAAAGTATGGGCGAGGAGGAAAGCCCCGATGCCGTAAAAAGCGAAGATTAAAGAAGATAATTTTATATACCTACAATTTTTTATAGCAGAAAAACTAGGATACACATTTAAAGAACTCCGAGAAAGAATGTCAGTACAGGAGTTATACGGCTGGAACGCTTACTTTACACTCAAGGCTGAAAGGGAAGAAGAAGCCTACGAAAAAGCAAAAAGACAAGCCCAAACACGCAAAGTACGCTAAACTTCTAATATCCGTGTATTCTGCAAAAATCAGTGGCATCTGAATATAGCGTAAATATAAGACTGAATACAGAACAGGTAAAGAAAGACCTTAAAGATATAAAAAAGGATATAGATAAACTTGGCATAGTAAATATAGGTAGCAGCCAGAAAGCACAGAGAACAGAAGCAAAGATAACAAAAAGTAAAGATGCTCAAAAAGCTGCAATGGTTGAGACTAGACGCATAGGCGATCTAGTACAGAAAGCAGCAGATCAAGGACTGAAAGTAGACAAAGCTAGAAGTGCAATCAATAAAGCAGCATTAGCTGACGGAAGATCAGAGTTTAAGCTATCGAAAGCTCAACATAAAGTTGCATTAGAAGAACTAAAAACTCAGAGAAATATAACAAAAGAAAAAGCACAGCAAGCAGCTTTAGCTGCTAAGACTCTTAAAGCCCCGAAAGTTATTGATATAACAACAGGCGTGTCGCAATCAAGATTCGGAAGTGCGAACCAAGTAGGATCCCCAAGATATTTTGCAAGCAGAGCAGGAATGATGCAGGGTCCAGCCGACCCACCTTATGCACCAGGAATGTATGGTTCATCTCCTATAGGCGGATCAAGATTCATGTTTGGGTCGCCAGCCCAAGTAGCTTTTGCTGGAAGAGGAATGGGTCGTTCTTCATTGCGAGGTAACAGATTTCAATTTGGCTCTCCAGCCCAGATAGAATATTCGGGCAGGGGTATGGGCCGTGTGCCCGTAGGAGGTAGAGCAGATTTAGTTGGTTCTTTGCCAAATCTAAATCGTGTGGCTAGAGAAAACGCAATGCCTGTAAAGGGTTTTGAATCTTTAGTCGGATCTCCTGCGTATTACGAAGCACAAAATAAAGAGATGTTCAGAATAGCCAAGATGAACACTCTACCTGTGAAGGGTCTAAAACATATAGTAGGTTCTCCGGCATATTTAGAAGATCAAGCTAAACAACTTAAAAAACTAAGAGGTGCTCCTACGGGATTTACAGCAGCACAATATGGTCCACAACAACCAATGCAGGGTCCAATGTTCCCTACAGGAGCAGCCAAACCACTTAATTTCGATAGTCGAGGAAATCTACTTCCTGGTCCACTAGGAAGTAGACAACTCAGAGCAGGATTAAGTAGAACTCTTGCTAGAAATAGAGGACCAGCGTTACAGAGTGCTGCAATAAGTGGTGCATTTCCTCTGTTATTTGGTCAAGGTCCACTTGCTGCTGCTGGTGGTGCATTAGGCGGTGGACTTGGTGGTGCATTTGGCGGACAGATGGGAGGCTTCGCAGGAGGTCTAATCGGAACGGCTGTAGTATCAGGTATAACTAATTTTGCTAACTCAATCGCAGAATTAGGAAAATCAATAGAAACACTAGATGGTCAATTTAAGTTTTTAACTGAAAAATCATTATTCAGCAGTAAAGAAGCAGAAAACAGAGCAAAAGTTTTACAGACTTTAGGGGAACGGGAAAAATTAGCGACTTTACTAAGTAAAGAGCTAACAAATGTTTTAGGCCAAGACGGAGCAGAAAAATTAAGAAGAGCAGGAGAAGCCTCGAAGGAATTAAGCAAAACATTTGCAGAACTTACTGTTAATTTACAGTTAGCTTTAGCTGGACCAATAACTGAGTTTTTAAAGATTGTAAATAAAGTATTAGATCAGGGAACTTCTATTTCGCTAGGTGAAGGAAAAGGCACTGTTAATTTAGGTCCAGGCGAAGAAAAATTCCTTAAAGATTTTGGTGGCGTGTTATCTAACATGAGTCAATCTCAGATTGATAATATATTGAGGGCACAGATAGGAACTAATGTAGAGGGATTGAGAATAAATAATGAAAGAAGGCAAGCTATAAGAAAATTTGATTTAGCTAGACAAACTAATCCTGCTGGATTAGATGCGTTTATGGGTGGAGGCAGTAGTTTTGCAGGAGGTAACACACCTCTCGAAGTTGATGCTGCCAGAGTTGCAAGTGCCCAGAAAAAGGTAAAAGCCATGCAAAAAGAAATAGAATTTGCAAAGTTAGTGACTGAAGAAGGTATAAAGGAAGCTAATATTCAGAAACAAATAGAGTCTATAACTGAAAATCTAAATGAAAAAGAACTAGAAATGCTAGAAACCCAGGGATTAAGCATAAGAGCGTTAGTGGAGAAAAATAATGAAGCTAAACAGTTAGTTGAAAATGCAAGATTAGTAGAACAATCATTTAAAAACTTAGCTCAAGGCATATCTACAGATTTAGCTCAAGGAATACAAGGATTGATCCGTGGAACGTCTACCCTAAATAATGTGCTAGGTAACGTGCTTGATAAAATGATAGATGCCATGTTTAACATGGCTTTCTTCGGAAATGCAGGAGGCACATTAACTAAGGGATTAGGTTTGTTCGGTAATCTATTTGGAGGTTTTTTATCTACAGGTGGTCCAGCAAAAGCAGGAAAATCTTACATTGTAGGAGAGAGAGGCCCAGAACTGTTTACTCCAGGAGTCAGTGGAATGGTGTCTCCTAACAGTTCTTTGGGAGGCTCAACAAACATAGTAGTAAATGTAGATGCTTCTGGTTCTTCTGCTGAAGGTGATGAAGAACAAGGTAGACAGCTTGGACTTGCTATATCAGCAGCAGTACAATCTGAAATATTACAACAAAAAAGACCAGGAGGATTACTTGCATAATGACAGCACCTAATTTTGATAATGATGTAAATATAAAACCTAAATATGGTCAGCGAAAAATATCCGCACCATTAACCCGTGTTGTTCGCTTTGCTGATGGTTTTGAACAGCGAATATTATTTGGCTTGGCTAGTCATC